TCTTAATTTCTTCTTCGCTTTCAGGCTCATAGATTTCTTCATCATCATAAACACATTCAATGCACTTTGCTATCATATCAATTTCATCTGACTTTTCTGCCGACAGCGTAGCCTTAATATCAGCAAGAGTTGGGTACTTCATCTTTAACGTTAGCTTGTCTGTCAAAGGCACCGTCATCTTGTGATCAGCATTGAATTCTACCTGTATCGAGTCAAGATCAATCTCAACATTCGTGACTGCATCACAAGGTTCACCCTTATAATTTACACCGTCAACGTGTCTGTAGCTCAGCGAAACCTTTTCACCAGCCGACTTAGCACGTATTTGTAGAAACAGATATTCTACATCAAATGACGGAATCTTTGTAATGTCAAACCCCTCAGTCACTATGCAGCTTGATATTACATCGAACATTGCACGCTGCATATGATCCGGGTCTTTAGATTCCATCGCAATTAGAAGTGTCTTTTCCTCCTTAACAACGAAGGGTCTAAAGATAATTTCTTTCTTATTAGATGGCAAAGTCACCGAAAACGTAGGTACAGCAATCTTAGGTAAAGGCATAATAACTCCTCACGTTAAAATAAAGCGCCTCTTTGCGCTGTCGCAGTATTTCTAAACACCGACCCAGTTGTTTGAGTAAGGCCACGTATACCGCCACCCAGACCCTGCTTAGTAAACAGAGAAACAAGCGGCGAAAATCTATCAAGAGCATTTGCAGTGCCGCGCAGAAGAGATTCGAGACCATGCAGACTTTCAAATGGCAGAGCGTCTGGGTGTCTTTCTGTCGAGATAAAGTAACGCATTTGCACCGACATCTTAGCTGCGCCGTCTGCTGACCAATCTAGATCAACATCATTTATGGCGATTGGGTATGCCTCTTCTAGTTTGATTCTATATTGAGGGAACACCACTCTGTCGTTTCTTGATGTAAATTCGTTTCGGTTTAACGGGTTAAATGCATCGATTACATCATTGATTAGTGATTGTGTATCACCTCTTATGAATGATGTTGCGATGCCGAGTGCTGATTGATTTTGAAATTTTGGCGACTCAGCAAACTGCATGATTTCAACACCACCAGTCATCTCATCATAGTACGTTGAATCAAACCCACCTTGCTTTGGTGCTTTACCACCACCACGTCTATAGCTTGCAAGTCCGCCCGCAGATATTGACAGGTCCTGCCATGCCATGAATATCTCGCGCTCGATCATGTTTTCACTTAGAATAACCTGCAACGTCATGGGCTGATAGCTAAACGCATAAGGAATTAGTCTTTCGGGACCATGATATCTTTGCACGATGGTATCTAATGTACGTGCAGGAAGTGATGCTCTTTCAATTCTGAGCGGTAGAAATGATGTATTGAAAAACCCGCTAAGCTTTGCAGGTAGAGATATCATCACCGAGAAATAATTCGGTTTAGCAATACCTCTTTTATTGACTTCCGCTGTAAATTCATTTATGTTAAATCTACGATTTGCCATTATTGCACCTTTGCGTAGCTATCTCTGTGAACAGCGCCAACGCTAGCCCCAACGAATCTTTCTAGCGGCATAAAAAGTGCGATATCCCAAGAAGCAGGATCTATACGAAAAAATCTAGTCCTTACATGAGAAAATAGATATTGCTTTATGCATGGCTTGTAAAATCTGTATTTTGTAACTGAGCTTAACATCTTGTATGAAACTTGTAGATGCGTGCGCTCATCATATTTCTCATCGCTTATGACTGAGTATAGCGCGTCCATCATTCTAGCGCGCAGTCTAAGCGGTAGATAGTGCATGTTTAGACCCATGAATCCAGGTGAGCTTGACGAACCTGTAGCGCGACCGCCAGTTCTAACAGTATCAAATGGGATGACAAGAGGGTATCTGTCGTAGTACGGCAGCTTTTCTTTTGTTTTGGGTTCATACGCAAAAAGATACATCTGACCGATCATCGGCACGGTTACCATCGCGCTGCGATCTTGCGACATAAGAGCATTTGGGCTCATTGCAACCTTACTCGCTTGCGCGCGAAACCAATTTCTTGACTGCATGGTACGATTAGGTAGCTGCCCTTGCTTCTCGCCTTGCGTCAGTAGGTTGTCAAAGACAGATGCTACCATTATTTGATGCCTAGTTCCCTCTCCGTGATAATAATAAATTCCCACCCACGATCTTTACAATACTCTTGGGCAGCCTTCCACTTTGCGCTATTTATCCCATATCTAGCCACTTCTGTAATATACTTTTTAGTTGGTTTTCTCTTACCATCATGCGGTGGCGGTGCAACAGTTTGAGAAAGCGGTTTGACCTCGATCATCTTTGTCTTTATCGCACCACTCTTTTCTCTCATTTTGACTACAAAATCCGGAAAGTATCGATGATATCGACCATCTAGTGGTGATCGATATGGAACTATGACTTCCTCAGAACCCCATTCTAGCACGTGTGGGTTGGTGTCAAACTCTACCATAACGCGACGTTCCCACAGCGATCTATAGACGATGTTTGTGGGGTCGCCTCTGTATTTGCTAGAATTGACTGGTCGATATTTGCCGCTGTATGCCATAACAGTATCTATGGCACTATAAATATCCAGATCGATCAGAAGGTAACTTTAATGGTTGAAAATTCTAATCCTATATCAGCCGCGCAAAATTCGGGTATTGGTTCGGGTAATTTCCTCGACCCAACAGGATCACTAACGAGAAATGCTAATGCGCTGATCGCGCGCGGCAGACAGGTGCGCCCAAGTCTTTACTTCCCGCAAGACTATCAGAATATATTTCACTACATGACGTTTACTGCGTTAAAATTTGAAAGTATAACAAGAACTTCAACCATATCGTCTGATAGACCAATCGTATCAAATCGCAACGCACAAGCAACTAGACAGCTAACATCAATAACTTTACCTATGCCGGATCAATTGAACACAAGATATAATGCTGCATATGCTGAACCCGATATTAGTGCAATAGGTGAAGTTGCTGCTACTGGCGTGAGTAATGTCAATTTACAACAAGCAAATGAAAATTTTAGAAACGGTCGCTATGCTGAAGGCGCGCAAGCATTGGCACAGCAAGTTGGTGGTGCTGCTGTGGTAGGTGGTGCTGCTGGTGATATAGCTGGTCGTATATTGGGCACAGCAGCTCAAACTGGTTTGGGTAATGTGTTTGGGTTTGGGCGAAACCCTCAGAAAGTTGTGCAATTTAACGGTGTTGATTTCAGAACACACCAATTTTCATTTAAATTAACACCAAAAAACTTTAAAGAAGCTGTTGCGATACAGCAAATCATATTAGCGTTTAAACGACACATGTTACCAAAATATGGGTTGGGTAGACTTGAGGATCTTATAAGAGGCGCAAACCCGGGTGGAGAACAACCGCCAACCCCAGCAGGTGGTAGCGACACTTTAAGTCAGATAGCTTCCACATCAAGAGCATTTTTTGAATACCCAGATGTATTTCAAATTACTTTTAATAACGAAAAATCATTGTTCACAATAGGCGAATCCGTTCTTACGGATTTTTCAATTGACTATCACCCACAAAATTACCCTGCGTATGTTAGATCACTTTCTAGCCCAAATCTTGCGCACCCAGCGTCAATAACTATTGCATTGTCATTTAAGGAAACAGATATTGTAACCAAAGAACAGGTTGATGAGTATTTTAGATGACACAATATTTCTCAAATTTTCCATCAATTCAATATCGACTACCTAATATGTCTAATTCTCTCTTGGCAGTTGATGTCACCAAGAGATTCATATTACGTGATTTCTATCGCAGAACACTAATTGATTTTTATCGTTATGACGTTATTGAAGGGCAAAGACCTGATAATGTCGCATATGATTTTTATGGCGATTCTAATCTTGATTGGTTGATACTTTTACCAAATGAAATGATTGACCCATATTATGAGTGGCCAAGAACGCAATATGAAATAAATGAATACCTCAGAAATAGATATGATAGCGTATCAAACGCACAAGCGACTGTTCATCATTATGAGCAAATAATTCAAACCAAATCAACAGTGATAACGTCTGATGGTGACACTATCGATATCCCAGAAAAAACGTTGATTGTTGATCAAACAACATACACATCATTATCGCCGACCATGAGAAAAGCCGTTACTGTATATGATTTTGAAATATCAAAAAATGAGAAAAACAGAACTATTGATGTTATAAAACCCTCGTATGTCCCAGCAATACTTGACGCATTTAGGTCGCTGTACGCATAATGTCGCAATATGAGCAGAGGTCAGGTACTGGCCTAGTCCACGGAATATCAATAAAGTCTACTACAACTGGTCAAACTATAGACATATCCGATTTGGTAATTGAGACAAGTTATTATGAAAGCTTAGATCAACCTTCAGCATCTATAACATTAAGCATTGTTGATGGTATCGGGTTAAGATCATCTTTGCCGATAATAGGTGGTGAGACTATAACTTTTTCATTTTCAGATAGTGAAAGAAATTCTCGACGCATAACTGGATCAATGCAAGTTTATAAGCTAACAAGCAAAACAAGAATTAATCCAGGTGCTGATGGATATGAAATTTTTGCTGCATCACCAGAAATGTTAAGAGATCAATACACTATCATATCAAATTCGCAAGAATCATTAAATGTCGCTGATATGGCCAAAAAGATATTTGATGATAATGTTGCGCCAATATCAAATAAGAGACTAGTAACGCTAGAACAGACCGAAGGTACTTTTGATTCAATATTCCCAAGAGTAAGCCCATTTACAGCGTTAAATTATCTAGCAGATGAGGCAAAATCTCAGGACATAAGAAGTACGTCTAACTATTTCTTTTTTGAAAATTCACAGGGGTATAATTTTGCTTCTTTTCAGCATCTAATGCGTCAGCCAGTGAAAAAGACATTTTATTATCTTGAAAATAAAATCCCAGGCGACCGCGCATTTGAGAGAAATCGTATAGTATCGATGCAAGAGGATGTGGGTTTTGATATCTTAGAGGGCGTATCGTCGGGTCAGTTTGGTACGCAAGTATTATCAATTGATCCTGTTGCAAAAAGATTTAGAACATCGACATATCTCTATAATCGAGATTTTGCAAGCTATGATCATTCATCTTCTAACCCAAAATTGTCACCTCAATCA